TGTCAGCCTGTTTGTCCGCTGTCCAATTTTCAGCCACAGTACAGGCCGAAGATGCGATTGCCGACTCCTTCGGATATCCCGTGCAATTCGAGCATCAGCACACCGACAAGAAACATGTACGAGGTTCAGATGAGCCTCACGATTACTGGATATTGTCGCATCAAGAGCATTCGAGTTCACGCTTACGACGTTCAGGAACCTGCGGTCGGAGAGTGCCTCGTGTTCGAAGGATGCAAAACTCTTGAAGGTTGCGACGTAAACCCGTTCCTCTACACATCGGAATAGTATGCCAAACCTAACCCTCATCACGCTAACGGCTCCAAGCCTTCCGGCAAATTATTGCCCTGCATCTTACCAGAAGTTGGCCAACGATATCATCGGCGGCACTCAGGCTACGTTCAACAGCACGATTGGAAACTCGTTCTTCAATTTTGGACCGACGTATCCGGCGATTAACAACCGGATTTACCCGTGGCTTGATGAAAATGGTCAGTGGTGGATTTACGATCAAGGATTCTGGCTTCGCAAAAACATAGTTGCAGCGAGTGGTTATGATCGTCGCATCTTTGTTGGAACGACCACGGATCTTCTTTCGTACGACGGCGGCGATGGAACAGCTACAGCGACAACCACAACTGGTCCGATGTGGGAAGTTGATACGTTGTTTGATGCTCGATTCCCGGTCGGTGTTGGCGCTTTTGCTGCAAGTGGCTCAGTTGCTGTTCAAGGTACGGCTACATCCACGTCAATCGTTGGCGAGGATCAGCACACGCTGACGATTCCAGAAATGCCAAAGCACACACATTCGATGACTTGGGATTCGAACGACACATCTGGCGGCGATCAGCTTAATACTCTCTATTACGGACCCGAGGCAAACATTCCGAACAACATGATCAAGGACACTGGATCAACTGGAGGAGATGTTGCCCACAATAATCTGCCTCCGTTCTACGGTGTTTACTTCATCAAGCGAACCATTCGAGTCTACTACACCAAATGAAGCTCATCGTTCAGGACATTCGCTCGACTATCGCTCGGGTTATCGGCACATGTGTCGATGATCAGCGCGTTTATGATTACATCAATCAAGCGTGTCGAAGGCTTCTACACAAGGGTCTATGGGCAGGCGCGTACGGACGTTTCACCATCCACACGGTCGGAGGGTGCATCACTTGGCCGCGTCAGATTGAAACTATCGAGTCTGTGGCCGATTGCTGCGGCGTCGGAACGGTTCGCAATCAATGGTTTGAATTTCAGGAATCTGGATACGGACTTCTTGGAGGAGAAAACGGCGCATGCGTCGGCAAGCAGCTTGTTGATCGTGGCACCGTCGTCTCTTACCGAGACATGTCCGGCGGTACAAATAGCTACCTGCGAGTCTATCCCGGTGACGCTTCTGACGTTGGCAAGACCATCACGCTCCAAGGAGTCGATCAGAACGGAAACTGGATTCGCACTCAGTCCGGTGGCGTGTGGATTGACGGAGAAAAGCTAACGCTTGCTTTGCCGTACGTTCAGTCCACTAAGAAGTTTATCTCGTTGAGCGGCGTCATTCGCGATGCGACGAACACTGCTAGTCGTTTGTACGAGTACAATGCGACGACCTTGCTGGAACTCGATCTGGCAGTTTACGACCCTGATGAAACTTTGCCGCAATACCGCCGCAGCTACCTGACGGATCGTTGCAACAACGACGAGGACAAGCCTGTCACGGTCATGGCGAAGATGCGCCATATCAACGCTACAAGCGCCAATGACTACCTCATTCCGCCTTCGCCGGACGCCATCAAGCTGATGGTCATGGCGATTCGTAAGGAAGAGAACGATTTGATTCAGGAAGCAGTGGCCTACGAAGCCAAAGCATTTCAAGCTGTTCAGGAGCAAACAATGCAATACCTTGGGGACGCAGTCGCAACGATCCGCATGGTCGGCGTCGGATTAAATGGCGGTGGATTCTCCCAATGGTTCTGAACCAAAAAGAATAATTTATGGCATTACCATCATTACCCGCAGGACTAGGTTCTGTACTCGGAGGATCTGGCTTGTCGGCAGTGGGAGGTCTTCTTGGCGGTTTGTTTGGAGCCAAAAAGGTCAAGGTTCCAGAGCTAAAGCCGATTGATTTTGCAGGAGAGCAGCGGCAAGCAATCCAGCAGAATATCGCATCCATTGAGCCTGCAACTGAGTTGGCCACCAAAACGACTGCTGCTGAGCAAGGCGTTCTTGAAGCACAGCTTCGTCGCGCAATCCCCGGTTACGATCAGTTGATTCAGCAGGCTGGAAAGAACATTGGTGCAAATTTGCGTGGCGAGGTTTCGCAAGACGTTGCTTCTCAGCTTCAACGCTCTGCCGCTGGACGTGCGCTTGGTGGAGGATTTGGCGGTGGCACTGGTATGGGCAGGAATCTGTCCGCTCGCGACTTTGGGCTGACATCGATGCAGATCCAAAATCAGGGTCTTAATCAGGCGCAAAACTTTATCCAGCAACAGCGGATGTTTGGAATGGCGCAACCGTTCTCGGTAAGCAGCATGTTTATCACCCCAAATCAGCGGATTGGATTCATGCAGCAGCAACAACAAGCTCAATACGCAAGGGACATGGCTGCTGCACAGGTTTCCGCTCAACCTTCTGCAATGAATCAAGCATTCGGAAGCGCTATCGGAAACTTTACCGGAACTGTTGGTGGGGCATTGTTCCAGCAGGGATTGGGGCAGATGCGCGGACCGTCAAGCCCATCCTCCTCGTACAATCCTCAGAACGATCCTGAGATTTATCCGAATCTCTATTCACCAACTCCGACGAGGTCGGATATCACCCCGCTTTCTACGAGTCTATTCCCGGAGTACGGCTCCTCAAACTACGGACGCTAATCTTATGGCCGACGAAACTCTTCAAGCATTTCAATTAGGCGCAAACCTCTACGACCGCGCTCAGACGCAGAAGCGGATGATTGATCAGGTCAACATGCAGTTGGCCGACCAACAAATGCGTAAGGAACATTACGACATTCAGAATCAAGTTGCGTCTAATCAGCTTGCAACAGGATTAGCCGAGCAGAAGAAGTTTTCTTTTGATCTTCCAAAGATTCAAGCTTGGCAGTCTGCATACGTTCAATGGAATGCCAAGGGCGATCCGACTGCCGCGTTTCCTGCTCCTCCGTCCGATCTTCAAAGTGCAACTGGACTAAAGATGCTTGGAGACATGAGCGGGCCAGTTATCCAGTCGTTGCCGATGGCGCAGAATCGGTTTATTTATGAAAAAGCACTCACCAGCGAAACAGCAGCATTAAATAAAGAAATTGATTTTCTTTCTGAAAATGGAAAAAGCGATATAGTTTTACAGTATAACGCAGGAATTGATCCAGAAACTCGCAAAATAAATCCTGAATTTAGGAAAGCAATTTTTGCTGCTGCTGCGCCACTTAGGGAAAAACAAGCTAGATTAAAAGAACTTTCAACAACCGCTCTTACCGGACAAAGAAACACAAGAGAGGGATTAAAATCTCAGCTTGATTCTGGAGCGATTACTCCAGAGGAATACAGCAATCTTCTTCCTACTGCTAGACCCGAAGGTGGTGTTGTAGAACAACGAACTCAAAAGAACATCCAAGATCTAGTTGATGAGGGAATTCTTGATCCGAACAACAAAGTTGATGTTGCTACTGCTAGTAGAGCAATTCGATCAAACCTCAAGACTCCAACAAAAATTATTGATTCAGTCACAGCAGCAGACAGTGCAACTTATAACTTAGACAATGCATTTCAAAAAATAAATGCATTCAACGCAAAGTACGGGGCAAACGCTTTTAATGAATACGTCGGGCCTGTTGATGAGCCGCTTTTTAGAGCTGAAGGAAAGTTCAAAGGGCTGACTTCGGCAGAAAAACAAACAGCCAGAACAATTCAGCAACAAATTGCACAGGTTGTTCAGGATTATCGTCGAGGTGTTTTCGGTCAAACTCTTCAGCCAAACGAGCAAAAGAACATGGACGACATTGTTGGAACTGCCAGAGGAAACGATTACGTCGTTTTGGTTGGAGGATTTAACGACAATTTGAAGAGAGGTTTGAAGAGAACTATTTCAAACTACAAGTTCAACGCTGACATTCCAATTGATATAAAGAGGACTCACGCTCCTGAGATTTTTGTTTCAGGTCAGCAGCAGCAATCGACTGCGGCTCCTTCGACTGGAACCGCTCCGTCTTTACCTCCCGGTGTTACACCGATTACAAACTCAACGAACGCTGCTTCAGGATTCATTTACATACCGTCTTCCCCTAAATAATCATGGGAACAATTAAATCTCCTTCCGGCAAGGAATACAACTGGTCGAATCCGAATCCACCCACTGAATCGGATTTCAAATCGATTGCTGATTTTGAGTCTGCGCAAGGAATGTCTGCTCAACCCCAGTCGCAAGGTCCGGCCACCATCGCTGAAATGCGTCGGCGTGAGGAGCAGGGCTTAGTTGGCGCTTTGCCTCCAGACATGAGCGAAGCAGTAAAACGATCCGCAGAGGTTGGAGGATTGGAGAAGTTTGTTGGTGAGATGGGGAGATTGCCTGAGCCTTCAGGTCAAATTGCGCCTCCAGAATATTTGGGTGGTCGAATTGCCTCGTCTGGACAGCTTACTCCGCTGGCACAGGCTGAGTCTCGCGGAATGCGGCGTGGATTTGCAACCGGACTTCCTATTTCAGCATCTCTTATTTCTGCTCCGTTTATTGCCGGAATGGGTATTGCTACTGGATTGGCGACTGAAGCCGGAGTTAACCTTGCAGCGTCAGGGTTGGGACAAACTGTATCCCCAGAACCTTATCGCGCAGGGGAAATGTTTGCTCAGGCAATTCCCGGTGTTCCAGTGGCTCAACAGGCCAGAAAATTCACACAGTTTACAAAAGAAGCTGGAAGCGGAGCTTTAACATCTGGTCTTCAAGCTGGCCTTGAAACTCTCGACCAAGATTCTGCTGATTTGTCTGATGTTCTTTTTAGAACTGGGCTTGGTGGATTTCTGAGTCCAACTCTAAGTGGGCTTGCAAGGGGTGGAGGTGCTTTGGCAAGAAGCGGATTTGATGTGGGAGCTTGGAAAAGCGGATTTAATTTTAATCCGAGAGCTTTGGCCGCTGAATTGCAACTTCCGTTTACGCAGCAATTTATCAAGGATCGAGCAGAAGACATCAGAAAGCAAATGGTTGAACAAGGTTCGTCTGGAATGTTTGATCGATTTTCCGGCGATCTTGCTCGCGCTCTTTATTCTCCAAATTCAGGACTGAATCCTCAGCAATTTCAGGAACAAATCAGAAATGCTGTCAGCCAGTCGATGAACACTGCCGGTTCGTCCGGTTTGACTGGGCAAGATCTTTCTGACGCAATAAAAACTGAACTCCAGAAATCGATAGCGGTTCCAGACGAGCAGGCCAACAAGGTGGCCAACGATGCAATCGACGCTTTTGTTGGAGAGTCTGAGGCTCTTCGAAATCGAATCACAAACTTGCGCGACGTTCGAAACGCTTCGCGTGATGCGCGTTTGACGGATGTCATTCGATCATTAGAAGGTCGTGCAAGTGTCGAGTCTCAAGGACTTCGAGATGAAATTGATAGGCTTAAGAAAAATGGCGAATCACTGCCTGTAGAGTCTGTTGAGAGACAGAAAATCGACACTCAAGTCGCTGATTTAAACCAGCAGATTGCCAGCATTGAGGCAGGCCGCGCTGCTGGATATGGTCCTACTGGCGGAATCACCCGAGAATCGCTTGGCCTAAAGACACAACAGATTGCTCAAGAGGAGCTTGATAAGTTCAAAAAAGATCGAGAGGAAGGTTATGGAAAAATCGACCCTGATCTTGAAAACACAAAATTAACAGTTACCGAAATGTCTCCAACTGGAGAACAAGTGACAAAAGAATACACGGTAAATCAACTGCGTCAGAAACGCACAAATATTCTTCGAAAAATCAATTTTGGAAAGCCTGTTCAAAAAGCTGATTATTCAGTTTTTGAAGATCTTGATCAAATTAACTCACAGCTTGATGAGGCTTTAGCGTCCAATCCTGCCCTTAAAACAGCTTTGCAGCAGGAAAATACTGCGTATCGAGAAGGTATTTCAAGATTCAAAGGATTTTTTGCTGACAAAATTTTACGAGAGGCTGGTGAGCAAAGTGGAATGCCGGGAATCGTTGGAACCATTGCTGGCGCAACTGGACCTCAAAATCTGAGGCTTCTGAAAAACCTCCTCGGAACTCGATACGACGAGATAAAGCCGGATTTGAGGCAGTTTGTTTTCATTCAGTCGCGTGGTGAAAATCCAAATGATTTCCTAAAATCGATTACCGCCGGAAACAGCGGAAAAGCGACTGGACTTCAAAAAGAAGTAATTGACGAATTGTTTCCAGACATTTCCGAGATAACTGATGTTGCCTCAAAATACAGTTCGCTAGTCAACCAGAAGGCAGTCCTTGAAAAACAAGCAAACGACCTGAAAGGTAAAATCGACGCTTTAAAAAAAGATGTTTCCAACAACATTTCTGGAGCGCAAGTAAGACTTGACGCTGCAATCAAACAGGAAGGTCAGATTGCGGAAACAAGCGCCAAACTTAAGGCTGAGAACATAACGTCAAGGGAACAGCGAATCATCGACTCTCTTGCAGCTATTGAGTCCAGAGTTCGAGATGCTCGCGATAAAAACTTTGACGTTCTTGATACGATTAAGTTAGACGACGTTATAAGGAACATTGAGACGCAAAGCGGAAAACCGCTTTACAAAGCTCTCGAAGAGGCCGTTGTAACAAGCAGCAATGCGCGTGGAAGGTTCAACTCAGCCGTTAAAAAAGCATTAGAACCGGGAGGTCAGCTTGAAAGTTTTGAACCTTCTAGCCTGATTGATTTCTTGGTTTCCAAGGAAGGAGAATCTCTCAACTACCGTAGCAAGCAGTTTCTGAAGGCTGTCGGCCAATCAAGACCTGACCTTATTGGAGATGCTCAAAATCTTTTGGTTGGACGCATCATTGCTGAGTCGGTTGACGGAAATAAAATCAACACGGCAAAGATCAAAGATCTTGTCGGAACAAGCGAGGCTCCGGGCAAATACTTTGGTATAACCAAAGGTTTGTTTGGAGACGATGGAATCTCTCGCATCACAAAAATTGCAACTCAATTGGAGCAGGTTTCCGATCTTGGAAAGCCAAGCGTCTTCAGAGAACTCGTTTTGCCATCTTTGGCCGGATTCGTTGGTTATCAGGCTTACGGTAAGGCTGGTATGGAGGCTGGTCTTGGTGGATACGCTGCATACAGATTGTTTGGAAAAGGAATTAGCAATGCAACCGCCGCTGCCGTTGGGCGTGTGGTAAAGACTCCAGAATACCTTAACATTGTCTCAAAGCCGATTGACCAAGCCACGCAAGCTCAAATGAATCGATTCGAACGCCTTTGGCCTAGGGTGCTGAAGATGGAGCAGGATAGGTATCAGATGATTAAAGAGGATCTTGAACAATGAAAACCTCACTCTCCAAAAAAGGTAACACCTATCAGGGCAAGAAGGTGACGCTGAACAAGCCCTTCTACACGCCGGGTGAGCGGAAGAAGAGTGCTGTGTACGTTAAGAATCCGGCGGACAAGGTTGTCATCGTTCGATTCGGCGATCCTGATATGACGATCAAGAAGTCGAATCCTGAGCGTCGAAAGAATTTCCGTGCGCGGCATAACTGCGATACGGCAACCGACAAGACAACTCCTCGGCATTGGTCATGCAAAGCTTGGTGATTTCGTCAGTAACAACTCATTCTACATATTATGGACAAGATGAAACTTGGTGGTGGCGGACGTTACGAGAAGCTTATCGGCT